GCTCCCGGTCCTCCCAGAGCCGCCCGAGGACCACCCGGGCGATGTACTGCTGCTTGGTCCAGCTGTACCACTCCGCCTTCGGGTTGCTCTCCGCCCGGATCACGTACGCCCCGGTGTACACCTTCTCACCCCGGTCGCGCCAGAAGTCCAGGGCACTGCCCAGGGCCTCCGGGCTGAAGGCGAAGTGGGGGAGGCCCGCGACCTCCCTGCTGTTGGGCCAGGCGTTGAAGTCGCACTTCACCTCGTGCCGGTTCATCAGGTACCGGAGGGTGTCCGGCCAGTTGATGGTCCGGGCGATGGCCAGCATCATCCAGAGGTGCGGGTGGTCCGCGAAGGGCTCGCGGATGTTGCGCCTGATCCAGATGGTCACCCGGTCCAGCTCGCGGAACACGTTGCAGAAGCGGTACTGCTGGAGCACCGCGTCATCGGTCAGCGGCCCACCGGAGCGGGCGGCGAAGTGCGCCAGGTCCGCCTCCTCCAGGTCCGCCCCGGGCGGCACGTGGAGGTCCTCCGGGTCCATGCCCGCCCTCAGCTCCTTGCGGATGTAGATGGCGTGGCGCTCGTTGACCCAGCGCCAGAGCGGTGCGGTGTCCATCAGTACCTCCCGAGGCGGTGCGCGACCTGTTGGATTGTCGCCTCCCGGACAGCCGCGACGTGCTCCGGGAGGAGGTTGGAGTTGGCTGCGAGCGCCTCCAGCATCAGGCAGCCCGAGGCGAACATGAGCTGGGGCGGGACGGTCGGGCCTGCCCGGAGGATGGCGGCCACCTCCGGGTCATCCTCCTCCATGACCTCAAGCGCCGCCATGAGGCCCTGGAGGACGCGGGCCACCAGCTCTGGGTCTACTCCGGTCGCGCGCATCACCAGCCACCCCGCTCGGCCATCACTTTGATGAGGGCCTCCCAGGCGCTCCGGTGGGGGAGGTCCACCACCGTCACCCCGGCCTGCTTGGCAAACTTGTCCCGGGTTGCGAGGATGGCGCGGACCTTGTCCCGCACCTGGTCCTCCTTGATCTCCCGGACCTTCCCGGCCCGCTCCTGGCGCTCGCGGATGCGGGACAGGCAGACCTCCACAGGCGTGTCCAGGTAGGCAACCAGGACATCGTGCCCGTCCCGCGCCAGCTCCCCGAAGGTCGTGGCCCAGGAGCCGAACACCGTGGAGGCCAGGACGCCCTCGCACACGACATGCGGCCAGCGCTTGGCGGCAGCCATGACAGCCTCCTGCTGGAGCTCAAAGGAGCCCACGGTGTCCAGCCCGCCCTGCGCCTGGGCATAGCTGCCGATGCATGCGACCTCGCCCAAGACGCCCGACACGTGGGACACCACGGCGGTGACCACGACATCAACCATGCGGTTGGGGTCCTTCTTGGTGGGGGACAGGACGCTGCGGCGCAGGACCTCCTCCACGTGGGCGTCTGAGCTCTGAAAGGAGCGGGCCAGGGTGGTCTTGCCGCTGCCGTTGGTGCCCCGGATGTTGATGATCATGAGTGTGGTCCTCCATTTCTCCCCCGGAGCCTATCCCCGGGGGCAGCCGCCGGTCAAGCGGTCAGGGTTGGGTAGCAGCTGAGGAGGTCTTGGGCCCCCCAGCGCTGAAGCTCCTCGCGGTGGGCCTTGGTGTCCGCGCCAATCCAGTAGTGTCCGCCCCGGGCGGACTTCCACTTGCACAGCACCGTCTCCACCTCCTGGACATTCACATAGCGGTCCCCGCCCGGGGGCGCAACCATGTGGCGGTACTCCTCCAGGAGGCGCTCGGTGACGCCCTGCGGCGTGAGGTGCCCGAGGAGCGGGCCGGCAAGCTCGGCACCCTTCCTCGGGTCGCGGTACAGCGTGGTGATGTCGTTGGGGAAGCTCACCGGGAGGCCCATCACGCGCTCCAGCATGTCCGCCGCCTTGAAGGCAATCCACGGGCCGAACTGCGGCCAGCGGGTCACGGCCAGCTCCACCGCCCGGAGGTTGACCTGCCCAGGCAGGTTCTCCAGCTCCTTGACCGCGTCCTCCGGGTTGGGGAACTCCTTGGACAGCCACAGCACGCTGTCCACGCACTTCTGCCCCCTCCAGTGCCGACGCTCGTGAGCCCGGGGCCAGCGGTCCAGCTCGCACGCCCCGACCTTCTCCGGCCCGATCTCATTCTGGGCCGCACAGTGGAGCCAGCGCCAGAAGTCCAGCCCCTCGTGCTGGCTGATCCACCAGCTCGCCCCGACGCTGTAGCAGGACCAGTACGCAATGAGGTACCGCCGCACGCGGTTGTCGTCCACGTGCTTCAGCATCCACCGCCACAGGCCCGTGTAGAGCGGGTCATGGTCCTCGGTGCGGATGAGCTTGCGCCCCCACTCCACCGGGTCGTTCAACAGGTCCTCACCAGGTCGCATTCGGCATCCCTCCGCCGTCTTGGGTTCCCTTCTCCTGACAGGCCGGACAGGAGTGCTCCCACACCCCCCGGACCTGCTCAGCCTTGTAGCCCTCGCGTCTGATCGCCTCGCGGACGTCATTCCAGTCGTGGTCCGGGCTGTCCACCTCCACGTAGTCGCTGCAGTGGTCGCAGCAGATGGAGTACCCGCCGTGCTCGCGCTCAACAGTCATCCCAGTGCGCCTCCTTGAGCCGGTTGTTGAGGTTGGTGATGAGGGACCCATAGTCACAGCAGACAATGCGCCCCTTGTAGCGCCCGAAGTTGGAGCGCTTCAGGTCTGTGAGGAAGGTCGGGACCTTCTCCGGGAGGTCCTCCACCGCCACCGGCTGCACCCGGCGCTGGAGGAGGAAGCGCCCCTGTGGGCTGATTGCGACGCAGGGGGCGAGCCACCGGCCCTCCTTCGCATCGCCCCAGGCCATCCAGGCGTCCCACTCGCTCATGTTCGCGTGGCTGAAGGTCCCCGTCTCCGCCTTGATGACCAGGGTCGGGTCCAGCCGGTGGGCAAACACCTTCCGGTGGATGCCCTCGCCAAGGAGGTCGCCTGCGAACAGGTTGAAGGCGTCCTCCCACTGCCAGGGCTCCATCGTCACCGCACGGGCTCCTTGAAGTCGGACATGCGGAGGGCCTTGGCGGAGCCGAACAGCGTGGACCCACAGGCCCCGGTCTTGCCGTCCTCGCTCTTGTCCGCACAGAGCAGGCAGCCCGAGGGCGGGCACTCGGCAACCTCGCTGAAGGAGACGTCAGTGGAGAGCCGGGTGAACATCGGGACGCGGTGGCCGTGGCACTGGTCCGCCGTGGTGAACTCCGGCCCGACGCTGATCCAGCCCTGGGCGGGGTCCTTGCGGTACTCATAGCACGTGGCATAGGTCATCCCGAGCTCAGTGGCCCAGCGCTGGTAGAGCCGGTGGGCCTCCATCCGGTACGCCTCCAGCACTGTCTTCTGCGCCCCGGCGCTGTTCTCCACGAACAGCTCGCGGAAGCCCGCCGCCCGGTTGTCCCCGAAGCGCTTGGTCATCCGCTCCACCATGGTCCCGGCCCAGCTGTAGCCCGCCTCCACGAACTTGACGATGACGTGGTTGTTGCCCACGGCAGCGAGGCGCTCAAACAGCCGCCGGATGTCATCGTGGGAGGTGATCCCGGGGACAACGGGGTTGACCTGGATGGAGGTGTAGATGCCCCGGCGGCGAAGCTCCCCGACCTCCTGGATGTGGTCCTCAAGGGGGATTGCGCCCGGGCTGAGCTTCTTCCAGTCATCGTCATCCCCGGTGTTCAGGGACTTCTGGGCGTAGCTGTACTTGTTGCGCTGGAGGAGGTCCACCGCCCACCCGGGGTACTGGAGCCGGGAGAGGAAGAACACGGGCAGGCCCGCCCGGTCAAACGCCTCCGCCCCGCGCTGGGTGTTGTGATAGATGTCCTCCAGGGGGAGGAACGGGTCAGTGAAGCTGGAGAAGTACCCGGCGGTGGCGGTCCTCATGCGTCCCAGCATCCGCGCCACCTGGTCCCCGTAGTTGACCGGGACGCTGATGAGCCCGCTGCCCCGGTAGCCCCTGAAGCCGCTGTTGACGTAGCAGAAGGCGCAGCCCACCGTGCAGTACCCTCCATAGGGCTCGGTGAGCACGGCATCGGTGAAGCACGGGCGCGGGCGGGAGCCCTGCTTGTCGTTGTGCTTGGGCTGGTACCAGCCCTGGAGGTCCTTGGCCTTGTCCAGCCGGATGTGGGGGAGGGAGGACCGGCCATCAAAGCCCAGGTACACCTTGACCTCGCGCATCTGGTCCTCGGGGGCGTTCCGCACCATCCCGACCTTGGCCAGGCGGAACTTGGCGGTGCGCCCGGTGAGCGGGTCGCGCTCCTCCTGGATGTCCCCGAGGAACTCCCGCTGGTCGGGGTCGGGCCTCATGAAGTACTGGTAGGCAGCCTGGGCGTCCTCGCCCGTGTCCTGGTTCAGCCAAGCAGCGTGGTCCAATGTCGTGTCTCCTTATCCGATGTTCCACATGACGGCGCTGCCAAAGCGGTCGCGCCCCTCGCGCGTCCACCAGCGGAACGCCTTGAGGTCATAGTGCGAGTTGCAGGGCCAGGGGGGCGTCTCCCCGGGGCGGGCCACGTCCTTGTACCCATAGCCCTCGTTGACCAGGGTGATCCGGGTGTCCTCCAGGGGCATGCCCGCCATCTCCCGGATGTACTTGAGGACAGCCCCCTGCGGGCGGTCATAGCCCTGGTGGAGGATGAACCGGCGGTGGCCCTGGCCCGCGTCCGTGAAGCCCCGGATGACGCCCGCTGCGATGGTCCCCGAGCTGATGGCGATGAGCACCGGGGCGTTGTCCTCCAGGCCGTCCAGCGCCCCGCCCTCAAGCGTGCGCGCGACCTCCGCCGCCGTCTCGCCCACCATCTCCGGGAGCTTCAGGGCGTTGGGCATCATGTAGCTGTCGTGGATGCGTGCGAGGTCCTTCTTGGCCTGGTGGTACAGGATGGCTGACCGGCCCGCCGGGAGGGGCTGAAGCTGAGCCCCGAGGGAGAGGGCGTGGAACTGGGGGTCACGCGGCCCAGGCTCGTGCTTGAAGTTGGGGTAGTAGTTGATGCAGGTCTTGCCCAGCAAGGAGCAGGCCTGGGCCACCGCGTGCCCCGCCTGGGAGTGGTAGGTGTCCAGGACACCAATGACCTCCTCCGGGCGGTTCTTGACGTGGGCGAACACGCCCCGGGTCTTGGAGAAGGGCGGGCCGGGGGGCGGGCAGCAGAGGTCCTCGCGCTTCACCAGCAGGCCGTACTGGCTGAAGTGGTCCTCAACGGGGGTGTTGTTGACGATCATCAGACGCCCTCCGCCTCATCCAGAGCCCCAGCGGCCTCCTCCAGGCTGTCAAACGCCTGCTGGATGGCGTCAATGGCGGTCTCAAGGGAGCTCACGGCGCTCTCCGCCGCCTGGCCCTTGTCGCCCCCCTGGAGGCTCTCCGGCATGTTGTCCAGGTACTCCTGTTCTTCATCCCGGACGTTCTCCACGTCACTCTTGAGCTCCTCCAGCCCCGCCTCCTCCAGCACCTTGCGGAGCTGTTTGGCCAGGTCTGCGATCTGT